TCAACTCGTACTAGACTTTGACGGCCCCGACGGCTGTGATTCCGGCTCCTGCTTCACCTGACCGGCAATCCCGGCGTGGTTCAACCGCTTACACCGGGGGCAGCGGAACCGGTACGGGGTCGACACCATCTCGGCGAGCAACTTGTCGCACCCGTCGCAGCGAACGTGGAACAGCGTCTCCCGGACTAGCGGAGCGGCACCCTCGCCGTAGGCGTCGCCCATCTCACAGCGCCTTGACCGCCGTGAAGTTACATGAGAACACCATCCGTTCCTGCTCGTCCCGGTCGAGGGCGAACGGCGACTGGGTGGCTTCGATCTTGTAGTACGCCGTCGAGGTCAGCGTCTCGTTGATGACCTTGGACAGCGTCTTCATAATGTCGACGGCCAACGACTGGCAGGTCGAATACGATGCTGCCCGCGTGTGGCACATCAGCCCGGCGTTCTCGATCGGTGGTGCCGAGTCGGCTCCGAACACATCATCCGGGACACCTCCCGCCGTCTCGTAGATCGCCACGCAGGTGTCAGGCGAGTCGGGCATCCGACCGAGGAACAGGTTGGTGCCGAGCGTCAGCGTGACGTCGGTGACGTTAGCCGCCATGTATGTGCCTACGTCGTCGAGGATGCCCATCAGGTCACCTGTTCGATCGCAGCGATGAGCCGGGGAACGACGGTCGCCTGATGCTTCTTCGCTGGCATCTCAAGGTACTTCCGTGACCGGGTGTGGCCCGGATTGCCCGGACCCATACCGCCTCGGGCCTTGGCCGGGTGGAACATGAGCCTCTCAGTTCCGGGGATGTAGCCCTCGTGCTGGACGAGGGCGTAGGGCGCAGCCGGGCCTCCGTACTCGACGGTTTGTGACATCACCAACTTGCTGCCCCCGCCTCCGGCTTTGAGATGCCCGGACCCGGACAGGATGCCATGATGGAACGGGACGAGCGCACGAGACTCGTTGAGGATGTCCGTGGCGATCTTGTGGATCTCCCGGTTCGCCGCCATCCGAATCTTGAAGTCGGCTTCCTTCAGCGTTCGCTTCAGGTCGTTGATGCCTTTCATCTTGACGGGCATGGCTACTTGTTCCCGACGTAGGCGATCACCCCGACCTGACCGAGCGGGTCTTTCTTCGTCTCGACCTTGACCAGCGGACGCGTCGCACTCACCGGGGCACCCAACGTGATCTGGTCCTCGACGTTCAGCGTCAGCGACGAGTCCGGGATGTAGACCACCCAAGCGATCTTCTTGACCTCGTCCATGTCCCGCTCGGCTTCGTTGGCCCGCCGGATGTAGCAGTCATATGACGTAGCGCCGCCGGTGAAGGAACGCTCGCCGTAGTTGTTGACCGTCGAGGTGGTACGGATGTCTGCCGAGTCCGGTGTCATGTTGACCTTCAGGTCAGTCGTGAACTGGGCCGACGGGGCTGCCATCAGTCAGCCCCCTGCCACAGCGGTTCCAGAGCCTCCTGAGCACCCGCCCGGTTGTCGTCGAACTGGCCCTTGGTGAAGCCCGGTCGGACGATGTCGCTGTTGTCCCAGTCGATCTCCTTGTCGGTGATCGTGATGCCGCCCGCATACGGTGTCGGCACGCTGCCCTCGCGCCCGGCGAGTTCAAGCAGTTCTGTCGCCTGCGTCCGGTACGCCTTCGCCTTCTGGCTCATCGACACCTTCAGGTCGCCGACGGACTGGTCGGCGAGGCGGGAGAACTTCGATGCGATCAGCAGGCAGCACCGGTAGGCGGCGTTGTAGAGGCCGGTGGTCGCCGTGTCCGAACCGGTGATCTGGTTGTTGACCCACGCCACCTCGGCGTCGTTCAGCAGTTGGTCGTTCGTGTCCGTGTCCCCGCACAGAAAGCGAATCGCATCTCTGGCGTTCGCCGACGGGTCACCGTCGTAGGTCCAAGCCACGGCTACGAGGTGGAGAACACCGACCCGCCGACGGTCCCTGATCCTCCGACATCGACGTAGATGCCGGTCGTGACCTGTACGCCGTTGGCGATGTTCAGGTTGGTGATCCCGTCTGCGGCGAGGGCGATGTGGGCGATGATCGTGCCGGTGGCCGAGGTGTTGTCGTAGACCGTCGCCGTGGCCGTTGACGCACCACCCGACTCGTAGAAGCAGCCTCCGTAGAAGATGCCTCCCCCGGTGAGGACGCCTTGGGCTGAACCCGTGAGGGCGGTCGTCGTTGCCGTGTTGCCGGGCGGTCGTGCCATGTTCTGCTCCTAACTGGATCGAGCCGGAGGCCGGGGCGAACCCGACCCCCGGCTCGATGCCGTGCGTATCTGTTCTAGGGAGTCTAGTCGCCCTACGAGGTTACGTTGGACAGGAAGTAGCCCAGCGCCGAGGACACGACCTTGAAGTCGAAAGCGGCTTCAATCTCGATCCTGTCAGCCTTGCGCTCCTCGATCCGGTAACGGCTGACCGCCGCCCCGGTACCGAGTCCTGCCGACACTCCGGTCCAGACCATGTTGTAGCCCGCTGAGGGCACCATCAGTCCGGGATTCGCCGGGGTGTAGCAAACCAGCACATCCTTGTCACCGATCTGGCTGTAGGACGCTGCTGCGCCTTCCGCAGCGGTGTTGTAGGTGGAGGCCATGATGAGCACCCGGTCCACGCCGAACAGTCGGGCGAGGAGTTCCTCGGTGACCGACTCTTGCGATGTGTATTTGATGCGGTCCACGATGTCTGCGTTGTCGACCAAGGCGCTGAACACCTTGTACGACATGATCACCGTGTTTGGCACATAGCCCGTGTTGGTCAGCACCGTGTTCTTCGCCGTCTCGACGTCGGCGATCGGGGTCGACGAGGCCGCGTCCCAGAGGGGACTCGGTGTCGCGTCGGTTCCCCAAACGCTGGTCGTGAAGGCGTCGGCAGCCCACTGGACTTCCTGACGGATGAGCATCTGCTGGGACAGGAACCTCGTGGTGTCCATGTCCATGTTCAGCGGCGAATCCGCATTGGCCCGTGTCTGGTCGCCGATGTCCTTGTGGAGGGCGAACACCTCGCACCCGTAGGTAGCGGTGCTGAGTGAGTAGCCGGTCCCTGCGGACTCGGTGCCGTCTGCCCGGCGCTGGACCTGATCGCGGAAGAAGTCAGCCTGCGAGTATGTGAAATACTTGTCAGTCTGCTTCAGCACGTTCACGGTCGGGAACGCCCGGCCTGCGACGAAGGCGTAAGCCTCCTGCATGTAAGCGACGCTCATGTTCGACAGGATTGCATCGACATGGACGTCTGATGAAGTTGGTTGTGGCATTTGTCAGTCCTCCCTAAGCCGCTCGGCAGTTCGACGGGTTCAGGAACATCGTGAACGTCTCGCCAGCGGAGGCAGCCTGTATCGCCTGCCCCATGACATAGACGGTCGTGTCCGAACCGGGGGTGATGCCAGCAGCCTGCGAATCGGCGCTTGTGCCGATCCACCTACCAGCGGTGATCGTCCCGTCGGCTGACGCCTTCGAGATTCCGAAGATGCGGACGACGGCCTGCTTGCCTGACGCATCCGGCTTGTTCTGTAGGATGCCGATCGGCAGGTCCGTGATCGCCGAGCAGACGTTCACCGTCGTGGCCGAAGCCAACTTGACGAAGTAATACTGCTTGTCCGACAGATCGGCGGCAGCGGTCAGCGTGCCGAGGTCGATGGCCGGTGATTCGTAAGCCATGCTCTACACCCCCGCTTCCTGCCGGTACCTGCTATACAGGTCCGGGTTTTCGGATGCCACAAGGCCGATGGCCTCGTGCTGGTTCTTCGCCCGGCCCGCTTCGACGGCAGACTTGGCGAGGGCTTCGATCTGGTTGTACGCATCCGTGGATGAGTCGTCCAGATCGGTACCCAGTTCTTTGAGCACACCGGCTTCAGCCAGAGCCTCAGCACAGCCGTCGAGAATACTCTCGACGATCGTTGCTGACTCTGGAGCAGCGCCTCGGAGGGAACGAAGAACCGGAGCGAAATCTTCGACAACGACACCCGGAAGGATGCGCCATGCGCCGACACGCTCAGTGGCCTTTTCCATCTCGCGTTCCTCACGCAACGCAGCCGCCTCGGCGGTTGCGTTGTCGAGGGCTTTGCGGAGATCAGCCAGTTCCTTCGTCACCGTGTCCGAGGTTCCGTCATCGTGCTTGAGTACAGGCTCCGGTTCGATGACTGGTGCCTCCTCCTCGACGATGACTTCCTCAGCCGGAGCCTCGATGGTTGTGGTTTCGAGATCCACAGGTATCGCTCCTTGTTCGGTGTCGTTGGTAATGTCGTCCCGCACTTCGGTCAGCACCTCGTCCAAGACGGCGGCAGCGTCCTTGCGGACCAACCACCCCTCGTACAGATGCGCTGGATGGTCTACGCCCGAGGTTTCCTCGATCTCAAGATCGACGAGTTTCTTGGTCTGGACCATCTCACCTCCGGTGGGATCGGGGCGAAGGTTACACGGTTGTCATTCGTTTGTCATGGGTCTAAGTGGGGCTAGTGGCCTATTTGCCCACCAGAGCGGCGTAGGGGCGTTCTAACGGCGTGCCGGGGTCGGGTCGGATAACCAGACCGGAGCCGGGTTTGAGGCCCTTAGAACGGCCCGAACAAGTTTCTGAGAAATCTGCCCAAATCCCCCGTCGTTGTCGACGCTTCCCACCGTCATCCAGTAGCCGAGTGGTTGGCGAGGAAGTTCGCATATGCCTCCGGGCTGTCCAACACGATGATCACCCCACTGGGGGCGTCCGGGCTTCGTCCCAACGTCATGCTGATCGTTCCGAGTAGCGTGCCCACGGCAACTAGTAACCCGGTGACAGCCACTACCAGTTTGGTCAGGTTGTTCATTCTGTGTCCCGGCACTCGCCGTCCTTGAGAGGCCAAGCAGTACCGTGGTAGAGGGGGTCGTCACTCATCGGT